ACGATCCTCGGCGCCTACGACAAAACCATAGGCGGCATCTTAGCCGGCCCCGCTGCTTTTGAGCGGGCCAACGGTGGCGGCCCCGGCGTCGTCGTTGCGCCAGGCGGTCCTGCTGGGCCGGCAGTGGACAACCGCTCAATCTACCAGCGCTACGCGCCGACGATATTGGGCGGCAAGCCGGATCCGAATGCCCCTGAGGGCGGGCGCCGAGGCGGTATCTTCCGTCGCGGTGAGCGGTCTGCTGAGGAATTCGGTCGCCTCAACGCTCAGGAGCCGGAAGGGCCGGGCCGCTACCGCAAGCAGTACAAGGTGGGGGAGGCTGACCTCGACCAGCGCGTCATCAACACGATCGCCGGTGAGGTCAGCACCAAGAACCCTGCCGGCGTTGATGCCGTCATCAACAACATGCTGAACCGGGTCGGCGCCAAGGGGTGGGGGCCAAGCGGCAACCTCCTAGAAGTCGCGCGTGCCCCTGGTCAGTATGCGGGCTATCGGAAGGCCGGCCCAAGCGAGAGCGAGTTCGTCCGTCAGCGGATACAAGCCATCGCCTCAGGTGGCATCCCCGACAACACGAACGGCTCAAATTCTTACCGGGCCGAGAGCTATTATCGAGGCGAGGGCGCCAACAAGACGTGGGCTCGCACCTCCGTCATGGGACCGAACGTCGGCGGTAACCGGTACGGGTTCGTTCCAGGCGTCGCAAACGGGCCTTATGCCCCCTACGCAACACCGAAGGACGTGCCTTCGCCGAAAGCCGTGCCCCCGACGAAGGCCGCGCCCGCGCAGAGCGAAGCGCCCTCATCCAATGCAGGGACCGCAACCGATCCGGTCGTGAAGATCACGGCCCCAAAAATCGAGGTGAAGGGCGCGGACAACGGTTCAGGTGCCGCCCCCGAGATCCATCTCCCCGGTGTGCCGCGCATGATGCAGATGACGGGCTTCGACGCCAAGGACTACATGAAGTCGGCGCCGGAAGCGTCGCCCTCGGTCGTGAACAATGGCGGGAGCACCAGCAAGGTCTTCAACCAAACGTTCAACCAAAAGACGACAGTGAGCGGTGCGGAGAACCCGCGGCAGGCTGCGGCGATTATGGAGAGCGCCTTCGGCCGGATGCACAATCTTGCCTTGGCGAACGCCCAGTCTGCCACCGTGTAGGCGCCCGGCGTCAGTCCTGGTTGAAGTAGGCGCTGGACCGCGAGCAACCGTCTCGGTCGCACACATAGGCGCCAGTTTCGGTTTTCATCCAGCACGGCCTCTTGGGCGTCTGGTTCTGCTCAACGACGGCGACTTTGTCGGCCTGCCAGCGAGCCACGAAGTCGGCTGAACAGTCAGCGGTCGGCTTCTCCCTCGCAAAAGCGGGGATGGCCGAAACGGTGATGATGACAGCGGCGAGAGCGTATCGCATGGCGCCAAGATAGCGATGCGTGCGCGCCTGCCAAGAGGACGACGATGGCCGATCGCTCAATCGACATCCGCGAACGGTTCGAGGACCAGACCGAACTGCTGGAAACGGTGGTCGATGGCGTCCTGTCCCGGCTTCCCAAAGCTGGCCCTGTCACGCTGGCTGAGGACAGCAAGGACGGGCACACCGCCAAGCTGCAGCCGACGACAAAGGCGGTCATTCGCAAGCCGGACGGTACGACAGAAGAAGTGACCCTGCCGGTGATCCCCGACGTGCCGGTCCACTTCATGGGCGGCGGCGGCATCACCACCACGTTCGGCCTCAAATCCGGCAACGAGGGGTTTAGCGTCCCGGCCGCGCTCGGCATCGATGGGTGGCATCAGCAGGGCGGTGTACAGTCGGCGGGGGACACCCGGCAGCATGCGATGTGGGATGCCCTCTTCATCCCCGGTGTCCGCTCTGACCCGAACAAGCTCAAGGGCGTCTCGTCCGACAGCACCCAGACCCGCACCGACGACAAGCAGACCCTTCATGACGTGAGCCACACAGCCGTGACGGCGATCCGCGAGAGCACTGCTCATCAGGTCAATGGAAATGCGGTTCAGTCTGAAAAGGGCGGGTCTCAGCATGCTGTTGATGCCCAAGGCGTTCAGCAGCGCGGCGGCAAGTTCCTCTGGAACTGCTGATGGCTGGAGGGATCGCACTACCGCAGGCGCTGCAGCTCATCAGCGGCGTGCCCCTCATGAAGGTGGGCACGGCGTTCTTTGAAAAGCTGTCGATCACCAAGCGGCTCGACGGCGGCGCCGGCCTTCAGGGTTTGATGCAGAAGGTGTTGCAGGACGGCAATCTGTCGTCGGTGATGCAGAACCCGATGGCTTCTCTCACGCAGGGCATCCAGGGGCAGTTGCCCGGCCTCGTGTCACAGCTTCAAGGCATGGCCGGCGGCGGCCCGGCTGCGCTGATCTCTGCCCTCACCGGCAGTTCCGGTCTCGGCAACGCCATGGGCGCGCTTCAGGCATCGGGCGACAACCTCGCTGGCCTGACCAACGGCGCGCAGGGGTTCTTCGCCATGCTCGGCCACGCCAACACAGCCGACATGGCTGGGGCTGGCTTACCGGCCTCGGCAGCAATAAGCGCTGTCACGGCGCCGCTCACTCAGGGCAGTTTCCTCGGCAGCATCGGTCAGACGCTGCCGCAGATCGTGTCTCAGGTCGTCGCGGGCGCGATGGCCCCCGGGGACGCCACGAACTACGTGCTAGGCCAGATCGCGACGGTCGGCAGCGTCACTGCCGGCTCGGCTGGCGCTCTCGCTTACGGGGCGCAGATGCACCCACTGATCGCCACGGTGTCGAGTGTCGCTGGCGCACTGGCTATCCCGCCGACCTTTGATGCCGATGGATATCGCCATGAAGGGGTCGCCACGGGCTTTCAGGGCGTTCTGGCTTCCATCGTCCAGCCTGGGCCGTCCGCAGCCATGGCGGCCTCTCTGGCGGCTCAGATCGCCCATACCGTGCATGATGTGGTGGACACGGTCGCGATGACCTCGCTCGGGGACGATTGACCATGCGAGTTCGGGCTGTGGACGCCAACGGAGACATGCGGTTCGGCGGCGATCAGGCTTCAATCCTGCGGGACAGCCCCGACGCCGTTGGCCAGGTCGTTGAGAGCCGTCTGAACCTATGGCAGGAGCAGTGGTATCTGGATCGGTCTGAGGGCACGCCTTACGAGCAGGAAGTCCTTGGCCGACGGACCGAAGGCCTCCGCGACCCCGCCCTACAAGCTCGCATCCTCGACACGCCCGGCGTCGTTGAGATCGAGGCTTACAGCAGCGTGCTTGACCGCCAGACCCGAGCCCTGACCGTCGCGGCCACGATCCAGACCGTCTACTCGCGCGGCTATCTCGCGGGCGCCGGGGCCAACACCGCCAACATCACCGTAAAGGTGGAGAACGGTCGCTAGCATGGACTCCACCCCCGTCTGCCAGATCACAGCGGCAGGAGCCGTTCGGCCGGCTTTCGGCGACTGCCTGAACTATCCCCAAGTCTCCTATCGCGCCATCTACGGGCAAGATCTCTACCTTGGCGCAGATAGCCAAGACGGCCAATTCATGGTCCTGCTCGCCAACGGCATTCATGATGTCAATGGCGAGGTCATCGCGACTTACAATGCCTATTCGCCATCCACGGCGCAGGGCGCTGGCCTTTCCTCCATCGTCAAGATCAACGGCATCCGACGGAAGAGTCCAACCTACTCGACGTGCGACTTCCTCAACGTCGGCCAGGCGTTCACCGCGGTCACGGCGGGCGTCATCACCGACGCGGCCGGCTATCGCTGGTCCCTGCCCGATTTCGTAATCCCCGCGACCGGTCAAATCCTCATCACCGGCACCTGCCAGACGCTCGGCGCGATTTCTTTGTCTGCCAACGCGGTCGATACCGCCAACAGCAAGGGCGCCATCGCTACGATCCAGCGTGGCTGGCAGGCCGCCACCAACCCAAGTGCAGCATCTGCTGGCGCCCCTGTCGAAACCGACAGCCAGCTTCGGCAGCGTCAGGCGTTCTCGGTGGCGCTGCCCTCGCAAACCATCCTCGGCGGCCTCGTTGGCGCGCTATACGCCATCTCCGGCGTGACCCGGCTTCGCGCCTACCAGAACGACACTAACCAGCCTGACGCCAACGGCATCCCGGGCAAGGGCATTTCCATCGTGATTGATGGTGGCGACGCCAACGCGATTGCTGCGGTGATCAACCTGAAGAAGGGCGCGGCCGGCACCTACGGCGCAACCGTTGTGCCCGTGACCGATGATGTCGGAATCACCCGAAATGTCGGCTTCTTCAGGCCGACGATCGTGCCGATTTCCTACAACCTCGTGA